TCGTCGATGGCATCCGGCAAGGCATCGTCGAGCAGTGGCAGCGGCTTAAGTCGGATGTGTCCAATCTCTTTACAGGGCTTGTCAGCTGGATCAAAAATCTGCTCGGCATCCACAGCCCGTCGCGCGTCTTTGCGGATATCGGCCAAAACATGGCGGCTGGCATCGGCGACGGCTGGGCGTCTACGATCGGCGACATCAATCGCCAGATCGGGGAGTCGCTGCAGCCGCAGTACGTCATCGGCGTGGATATGCAGGGACTGTATGCGCAGGCGGCGACGCTGCAAGCGGCCGCTGCTCCGGGCGCCGGCAGCGACGTTGCCGCCGTGCTCGAGCGCATGGATCGGCTCGAGCGTGCCATCTCCGGGATGCAGATCTACATGGACGGAGACGCGCTTGTCGGCTCTGTCGCCACGCGCATGGACTATGCGCTCGGCGGCATCTACGCGAGCAAGGACAGGAGGACGATATAATGGCACTTACGTGCAAAATCGGCGGTGTACAGTACACCGCGCTGGATCTGATGAGCGTGCAGGTTGGCCTGCCGGACATCAAGACGCAGAGCGAGAGCGTCCCAGGCGCGGACGGCGAGATCGATCTCACCGACGCGCTGACGGGCGGCCCGGTATTTGGCAACCGGCAGATCAAGCTCCGCTTTTGCTTTGCACCGACCGGGGATTTTGAGTTTTACAGCTTCGCCGCCGCCGTACATGGGCGGCGGCTGAAGCTGGAGCTGAGCAACAAAGCCGGCTATTACATCGGCCGGTGCACCGTCGGCGCGCCGGACACATCACTGGACAAAACGACCTTTGATGTCACAATCGACGCTGATCCGTATCTGCTGGAGCCGACGGAGACCACCATCACCATCCCCGTGCTGGCAGCGTCGAGTAACCTAATGGTCGGCAAGACGCTGACCGTCGGTGGATCGTCATCGTCATACGCGCATGTGTCCGGCAGCGGCGCGGACACGGAGCTGACCGTGTGGGCCGGTGACGACCCGTCGATCGAAAACTGGGTGCGCGTGCAGCTGCCGTGGCCTACGGCCGGGTCCTGCATCGTGACGGCAGAGGCGACGCAGGGCTGGTATGAGATCACGGACGCTGACGGCAACGTCTACAACAGCGGATCGCGCTGGTGCGGAGATGTGCCTGCCAATGGCCTGTATGTTACCATGCACGCGCGCGGCGGGCCGGTAGACCAAAATGGCTACTTGCGCCGCATCCAGATCTACAAGGCTACGCCGACGTCGCTGGCCTTTTTAGCCAGCGAGCGCCTGCTGTACCCGGCAGTCGGCGGCGTCACGGCCGACACGACGATCATGCGCTGCTCGCGGCCGTCCGCGCCGGTCGAGCTGCGCGCGGGCGAGACCGTCAGTCCGTACCTGTCCATCCGGCGCGAGCAGGACTATGCTTTTGCGGTCGCTGCTACTGCCGGGCAAATCACCCTGACGGGCCGCAGGGGGTGGATGTGATGTATGCAGGTTATGTCGACGGCCGGCTGCTTTTTGCGGCCGGCATGCCGAGATACGAGATCGTGGACGGCACGATCAGCGAGGCCGTCGGCTCCGCCAGCTCTGCGACGATCAAGCTGCCGCCGAGCAACGTCATGCGCGACGTGCCCGTCAAGCGCGCGTCCGTGATCTCCATCCGCAAAGACGGCGCAGAGGTCTTTCGCGGGTCCGTTGTCGACACGACTACGGACCTGCGCGGCATGCGCACTTACAGCATCGACAGTGCCATGATGTGGCTTGCGGATATCTGCAAGCCGCCGCATACAATCAATGCAATGGCGGTGTCGACATACCTCGGCGCGCTGGTGACGCAGTACAACGCCGGCTGTCTGGCCGGCAAGCAGATCAAGCTCGGCGTGGTCGGCGCGTCGCTGCCATCGATCACGCTGGCCGCGAGCGAGTACAAGTCCATGCTGGACCTGGCCAAAGAGGCAGCATCGGTCTCAGGCGGCGAGCTGCGCATCCGCTATGCGGACGGCGCTGTCTATCTCGACTGCCTGACGTCGTATGACCACCGCTGCTCGCAGACGGTCGAGCTGCGCAAAAATCTCCTAGGCCTGACGGATGAGATTGACGGCGCGGACCTTGTCACGCGCGTCTATCCCGTCGGCAAGGACGGGCTGACCATCGAGGACGTCAACGGCGGGCAGGTGTATCTTGTCAATGCCGCGGCAGAGGGCATCTATGGGCGCATCGACGGCACGCTGCAAGCCGATACAGACGATGCGTCCGCGCTCAAAGCAACGGCCGCGTCGTATCTGGCACAGCACAGCGGCCTGTCGCGCGGCATCCAGGTCACGGCGGCGGACCTGTCGGCGCAGGACATCATGATCGAGGCATTTGCGATCGGCGACAGCGTCCGCGTGGTGTCTCCTCCGCATGGCATCGACGCCATCATGCAGGTGTCCAAGCTGGACACAAGTCTGGTCGGCAGCAAGTCCAGCATGACGATCGGCTGGGGCAAAAAGTCTCTTACCGGCAGCGTCTCCTCCAGCGGCAGCCGGTCGACCAGCACGTCGCCCGGAGGCAGCTCCAGTGCGGACACCATCATCGACCAGGGCACGACCGGCAAGTGGACGTGGCGCAAATGGGCGAGCGGTGTTGCTGAGATGTGGGCGAAGTTCGACGCCCCCTCGCTGACAATGACATCGCAGACATGGGGCCCCCTGTATACCGCATCGTGGATGGGTCTCGCGGCAAATAAGGCAGCACGCCAATATCCGTTTGCTTTTGTTGAGAACCCTGTCGTGTCTGCGACGCCGACGGTTGGGAGCGGCAACATCTGGCTTGCAACTAACACGGAAAACGACATAGGTACGCGGCTGACGCACGCGCCGGCGTATCAGTGCGTGAGAGCATCTGACGCGACGGTTAATAGCCCGCAGATCAGCTACTATGTTGTGGGCAGGTACAGGTAAAGGAGGCAACCACATGACTATCACAATCGCAGATGGGCGCGGGGCGCTGTGGCAGTGGGACACCGGGCGGCGGGTCAAGATCACCGACGGCGACGGCGTCAAACAGGTCCACTATCAAAATAGGTGCTTCGGCCGCAGCGTGGACGTGGACGTCGGCACAGACGGCACGGCCATCATCCCGGATGAGCTGCTGCAGGACTGGCACCCGCTGACGGCCTACGCCTACGTCATCGACGACGCTGGCGGCTATACCAAGGTGCAGGTGGATTTTGCGGTCCATAAGCGCGCCCGGCCGTCGGACTACGTTTATACCCCGACAGATCAGATGACGTTGCAGACGATCCAGCGCCAGATCGGCGACCTTGACGACCTGGCGACGGGGGCAAAGGACACGCTGGTGGCGGCCATCAACGAAGCGGCGCGGTCAGGCGGCGGTGCTGGCAGCATGGACTTGCGTGTGGCGGACGGCTACATCCAGTACAGCACGGACGGCGGCAGCACGTGGACAAACCTTATCGCCGTGGCAGACCTCAAGGGTGCGGATGGCAAACCGGGGGCTGCTGGTGCGGACGGCGTTACGCCGCACATCGGTGACAATGGCAATTGGTACGTTGGCAGCACCGATACCGGCAAGCCATCGCGCGGAGTAACCGGAGCACCGGGCAAAGACGGCGCCGATGGCAAACCGGGGGCTGCTGGTGCGGACGGCGTTACGCCGCACATCGGTGACAATGGCAATTGGTACGTTGGCAGCACCGATACAGGCAAGCCATCGCGCGGAGCAACCGGAGCGCCGGGCAAAGACGGCGCGGATGGCAAACCGGGAGCAACCGGTGCAGACGGCATCACGCCACACATCGGAGATAATGGCAACTGGTACATTGGAGATGATGACACCGGCAAGCCGTCGAGAGGTGAACAAGGGCCGGGCGCGGAGGTATTCTACATCGACCTTGCTGGAAAATACCCCAGCTACACCTGCCCGGTGGCGATGGCCGACATCAAGGCGGCGTATGAGGCGGGGAAGGAGCTGAAATGCCGATTCGCCATGGGCATGTACACAGCGGTTCTGCCGTTGTTTCTGCCGATGCCCAGCTCGAACACATGGTTATTTTCCGGCGCCGGTGCGCTGTCCGCAATGGGCTTCCCAGCGCAGACGATGACTATCGCCATCGTCAATGGCACTGTGCAGGCAAGCGATACGCGGCTGGCATCTATGGATGACATCCCCACGGCCTTGAAAAATCCGAATGCGCTGACGATCAAAATCGGCGGCACGACCGTCACCTACGACGGCAGCGCGGCGAAAACCGTCACGATCGCCGATGGCTCGGAGGTGAGCTACTAAGATGAAAAAGCTCTACGAAGAAACCGCCGTACAGGACATTGCAGCAGCTATCCGCGAGAAAAACGGCACTGCAACGAAATACAAAGTCGCGGAGATGGGCGATGCTGTGAGGCGCTGCTTGAACACCGGAGTGGAAACCGAAGTGTACACATTTGACCAGTGCCGCGCAGAGGTAGACAGGTATCTGAAAAACGTCACTTACGACCCCTCGGACTACGCTGTCTCGCAGATACCCGAATATGTGACGACAGTGAGCGCAAACCGACCTGTTGGCGTAGACATTGTGATGAAGTCCGCCGGAACGCTGACAATCGTGGACGGGTACACAGGTAACAGTGTTTCGCAGCCGGTCAGCGCAGGAGCAATCACAATCTATAACTGCACACCGGGCTCGATATCAACTTTTGTGCTGCTTGTTGGCGGAAAAGTTATCCAGCAGGGCGTCATTAAACCGACCGGAGCGTGCCGCATGATTCATTTGCTGAACGTGGGCAACGTGCGCGATCTTGGAGGCTGGGATTGCGATGGTGGCAGGGTAAAGTACGGGCTGCTCTTCAGGGGCGGCGAGATGTATGGATATCTGACCGATGACGGCAGACAACAGGCGATTGATATGCTCGGAATCCTCAAGGAAATTGACCTGCGTTTTGCGTCTGAACTGAACGGCAGGACAGAAAGTGGCTTTGGACCGACCGTAGATATGCTGTGGGTTGATATGACATGGAACGACCTTGCGTATCAGAAGTCAAGCGGGAATATCAAGGCGATCTTCGACCCGCTCTTCGATTATGTCATCGCAAACAAGCCGACATACTTCCACTGCTCTGCGGGCGCAGATCGAACGGGCGTGGTCGCTCTGCTGTGCGAAGCGATACTTGGGGTATCACAATCCGACTGTGATAAGGATTACGAACTCTCGAGTTTTAATTCTGGCGTCAGCACAGATGCGGAAGCCCGTCGCAGGAACGAAACGCCGTGGACGCGCGAGATTAACTACTTGAATGCCTATCCTGGTGCGACCTTCCGCGATAAGGTGGTTAATTTTATGGTGTCGTGCGGCATTACAATCGAAAAAATCAACGCTTTCCGAGCAGCTATGATCGACGGGACGCCGGAGACAGTGACGGCAGATATCGCAACGTACAGCATCACAAAAACACTCACTGATGTCACAGTCAGCAACGGAGCGGCATCTGTGCAGCAGTACCAGCCGTTCGTAGCAAGCATCACTCCCACGAACGGCAAATTGATTGAATCCATCAAAGTGACGATGGGCGGGAAGGACGTGACTGCTGCTGTATTGCGTGGCAGCACGGACGTGCTGAGGCGAGCTGTACGGGTCGCTTTGACAAAATGCACAAGTAGCAACCCACGCGCGTATGTCATCGACGGGCAGTCTTATTGTACTGCGATAACTGCCGACACGGGGTGCGAAGTCAGTAATGTAAAAATCATGATGGGAGGTGAGGACGTGTCCACATTTTACAAAGATGGGGTCATAGCTATTCCAGAGGTGATCGGCGATATTGTTATCACGGCAACCGCTGTAGCCCAAGCCCCAGCATATACAAACCTGCTTGATGCCGCGATTGACATGGATGGAAACGTCATCGGGCATACGCCTATGTATAAAAATATGCGATACAATAGCAGCAGCGGTGCACCTGTTGCACACTCAGGGACGAATATCACGGGCTTGCTCCCGGTCAAAAAGGGTGATGTCGTGCGTATTCGATGGAAAGGGAACACTGATGTGTCATATCAATCTATCAAGTTTTTCAAGTCTGACCGAACCCAAGTCAAAGTCGGATATACATCTTTGGCCAATATCGAAAAAGGCCAAGCAGGGCCTGTTATAAACTTTAATGCTGCCAATGGAGTTGCCGATTTTGAGTTTACCAGCTCAAATGGCGCAGCCTATTTTTCAATCGTGCTCTACGACACGCTGGAAAATGTAATTGTTACTACAAACGAAGAAATCATATAAGCCTCAAAAGAGCCTCTTGTTGATTTTACAGGATGCCCTACAGCATCGGATTGATGAGATGCAGAGATGAAGGAGGTAACAGCTGATGGAATTTGTTTCTTGCGATCCGTCAAATTACCGCGCCGGGCGCACGCAGCCGGTGCGGTACATTGTGATGCACTACACGGCAAACAACGGCGACACTGCGCGCAACAACTGCGATTACTACCACCGCGTGGGCGGCCTGCAGGCCAGCGCGCACTATTTTTGCGACGAGTATGGCGCGATGCAGTCCGTGCTCGAGTGCGACACGGCGTGGCACTGCGGCGCGCGGGCGTACTGGCACCCCGAGTGCCGCAATGCCAACAGCATCGGCATCGAGATGTGCAGCCGCAAGCGCGCCGACGGCAGCTACTACATCAAGCC